TGGTTAACGATCCCGCAAGCTTCGTTAAGCTGACGAACACCGTCACAGCATGACCCTAGCGGTTTTGGAGGAGGGGCCGGTGATCCCGGCCCCTCCGCCGTGCTACGCAGACTGCGAGCGAGCGGTCTATTGCAAGGGGCTATGCCAGGGCCACTATGACCAGCTTCGCCGTACCGGCGAGTTAAAACCGTTTCGCAAACAGCGAACTGGTTGGTCTGGGGAAGACAGATTCTGGGATCAGGTTGACGTTCGGGACTTCAACGGATGCTGGGAGTGGAAGGGCACTGTCAGGAGTGATGGGCGGGGTACGTTCAGTCAAGGCGGCAGGAACCGCACTATTTTGGCCCACAGGTACTCCTACCAGTTCTTCCATCCTGAAGAAAGCATTGATGGTGTGACGATTCACCATAAGTGCGCCAATCCGTTGTGTGTTCGGGACGATCATCTTCAGGCTGTGTCTCACATCAACAATGTGGCGGAGATGAATGAGCGTCAGAGTTATCTCCGCAAGATCGCCCAGCTTGAGTCCCGTGTTGCGGAGCTTGAGGCTGAGCTAGCTAGGAGAGATGATGGCGATTCTGCAAAATAAACTGACGGCGGGTATCGTTGAGGTTGACGATGTTTTCGCCGCGAAACTGGAAGCGACCGGCCAGTATGCGGCCCCAGCGGCTGGTGTTGGTTGGCCGGCGCGGCAGGCTGGGGATCGGGCGTTCGGGTATCGGAACATTCCGGGTTATTGGCCTGCGGCTGTTCCGCCTGCACAACAGGTAACCACTCCGCCTCCGCCGGTTGAACCGGAGCCGCCTGCTGTGGAGCCTGACCCGCCTGCTAGTGGTGGGGAAACCCCGGCTCCTGAGGAGCCTGCACCGGCACCTCCGCCGGCCCCCGCGCCGAAGCGGCGCGATCCGAAGCAACGAACAGGAGCGTAGATTATGGCCTTCGCAACAGTTGGCGATGTCACTGTTCGCTGGGGGCGTATTCCTACACCGGAGGAAGCCGCAGCGATTGAGGTTCGGTTGGGTGATGTGGAGCGCATGATTGTGCGCCGCATACCGGATCTGGATGAGCAGGTGGCGTCCGGTGCAATCGGGTTGGATGATCTGATTCAGGTTGAGGCTGATTCGGTTCTCCGGTTGCAGCGGAACCCGGATGGGTTCGTGTCCGAAACGGATGGGAACTACACATACCAGTTGTCGCAGCAGCAGTCCGCAGGCAGGTTAGAGATCCTGCCTGAGGAGTGGGAACTGTTAGGTGTGGTGCGGACCCGGTTGTCGTTCCTGACACCGTACCCGGTGTTGGATGGTTCTTCGGGGGTGGGCTGATGAGCCTGCTTGATTACACCACTGAGGATGTGATTGTGTTCCCCGAGATCGCGGAGGAGGATGCGGATGGTAACACCCGCACCCGGCCTTCGGATGTGGGGTTCGCCGCCCGGATGCGCGTCCAGGTTCAGGGGCAGTCCGGTACGTCTTCGCGCCGCCAGGAGCAGGACAATGAGGGTTATGAAACGGAGAAGGTGTATACGATCCGTTTCCCTCGCGGATTCCCCGTTTTGGGTGCCCAGTCCCGCCTGAAGTGGCGGGGTCAGTGGTGGGCGTTGTTCGGTGACGTGAATGTTTACAGCATGTCCCCGAGGACGGCGCATCACACATACACCATGAAGCGGTTCTGATGGCGACGATTCTGCATCTGGATGATGCGATCACCATGTACACGAAGGTGGTTAATACGGAGGCGGACACTATCCGCCCGGTGACCCGGTCTATCGCCCGTCAGGGTGAGCGTAGGGCTGCAATGAATCTGCGTGTGGCGAGGGCTACCACCCCGCACATGAAGATTGCGGATCCCGCGCATTTGACTGGAACCGATAAGGGCGGCGGGAAGATTGATTCGTGGTTCTCGTTAACGGCCCCGAATCCGTCGAACGCGATGGCGATTGAGTTCGGCCACTACCCGTCCGGTGTGTTTGACCCCGAAAGGTACGGCAGGATCACGAAGGCCCCAGCAGGGTTGTATATCCTGACGAGGGCGGCGTTCGGGTTAGGTTCATTGAATATCACCCCTGTGGGTAGATTCGGGAGGCGGTAATGAGTAGCATGCCCCGCCCCCAGGCGGTGCTTCTGCCTTTGTTGCGTGCGGCCCTTCCGGGTGTGCATTGCGGTTCGTGGGTGGAGGATGTGGACTACCGGGAGTTCCCTATCATCAATATCAGGCGGATGGGTGGGGAGCGGCATGATCGCAGGCCGAATGAGTTGGCTTTGTCGGTTGTGGAGATGACCGCCTACGGTAATGTGGGCTTGGTTGAGACTGAGCTTCTGTATGAACAGGCGCTGGAGGCGCTGTACGATGCGGTGCTGCATCAGACGCAGACACCCGCAGGGTATCTGCATTCGATTAAGGAAACGATGGGTGCCACCCAGTTCAGTTCCTTGTTCATGGACTCCTGGCGTATCCAGGGCCTGATTCAATTCGGCATTCGACCGCCGAGATTAACTAAGGAGTAACGCCAATGGCGCAAAATGATTCAGCGGTGTTGACTGCGGCAGTCGGGTATGTGTTTGTTGCTAACCCCGGCACCCCCGCGCCGACACCCCAAGCTATTAAAACCCTCGACCCTGTCCTGGCTGGTGCTGGTGAGCAGCAGCTTATCATTGAGGATACGGCTACGGGCACGTTCACTATCACGGTTGGTGGGGAAACCACCTCCGCGTTGGACCCGGATGTGGATACGGCTGATTCGATTCAGACGGCGATCCAGAATCTGGATGTTGTCGGGCCGGCGGGTGTGACGGTGGCGTTGAAGTCGCCGGCGACCCCCGGTTCGGTGATCTACACGTTCACCTGGCCGAATGAGCGGAAAGAGTTCACTGTTGATTCCGCCACCCTGACTGGGGGTACTGCGACGGTGAAGATTCACCGTGAGGGTTTGCCGAATGGGTGGAATCCTCTGGGTCACACCAGCCGCAACGATATGCCCGAGTTTGGGTTTGAGGGCGGCGACAGTGAGGTGAAGGGCACCTGGCAGAACGCGAAGCTGCGTGAGGTTATCACTGATGCGGCTTCCGACTATCTGACGCTGTTCCTGCACCAGTTCGACACCGAGAACTTCACCCTGTACTACGGGAAGAACGCCTCGACTACTCCGGGTGTGTTCGGGGTGTCGGGTGACGTGTCGAAGGTGAACGAGTATGCGTTCCTGATCATCATTGTGGATGGGGATCGCCGGGTTGCGTTTTATGCGCCGAAGGCGTCTGTGAAGCGCGATGACGCTATCCAGATGCCGGTGGATGACTTCGCATCCCTGCCCATTCGGGCGACGTTCCTGAAGCATGGGAACCACAACATCTACGAGTGGATCAACGAGGATCTGTTCGTCTGATGATGGACCGGAGGGAGGTGGGTTGCGGCGGGCTTCCCACCTCCTTCCTTCAATAGCCCGTATCCCGCCAATCAAGAAAGGTACCCGTCGTGGGAAACATTTTTACTCTGGATTCGCTTCGTGAAGAAGTTGAGAAGAAGTACGCACCGTTTGTGTTGGAGATCGGTTCGGGGAAGCAGATTGAGTTGAAGAATCTGTTGCGCCTGCCGAAGGAGCAGCGCACCGAGGTTGTGGGGTTGCTGAATGAGCTTGAGAAGGTTCAGGAGAGCGATGAGAGGGACCTGGATCAGCTTTCCGAGATGGCGTTGGAGGTTCTTCGGGCTGTGGCCGGGACGCAGGCTGCGGTGTTGGAGAAGGTGTTGGAGAACGATATTACGATGATCCTGTCGGTGCTGGAGCATTGGATGGGTGGTTCGCAGGCGGGGGAAGCCGAGTCCTCGCCAAGCTGATTGACGAGCATGGTGAGGCTATCCTCGCTGACCTGTTAGCGGTGTATAGGGTGGACCTTCGGGAGTTGTTTGACCCGGAGGCCCCTCTGTCCCCGAGGTATGTTTTGGCGTTGATTGTCGGTTTGCCAGCCGATTCTGCTTATGCGGCGTCCGTTCAGGGCGGGTCGCAGTTCCGGGGTTGGGATGCGAAAACGTATGCCCAGGTTGCTACGGTGAATGCGTTGCGTTCGTTGACGCATTTGTTCTTGTTGGCGAACAGTAACCCGAAGAAGTCGAAGCCGAAGCCGCAGGATCCGTTCCCCACTCCGCATGATGATGTGAGGAAGAAGCAGAAGAAGCATGGCCCGGGTTCGTTTGCCGCTATAGCGGCGTCGATGATGAAGAAGAAGGTGTAGTCGATGGCCGCTATGGGCACTGAGATCGGGCGGATCTCTATCAAGGTTGTGCCGGATCTGAAAGGGTTTCGGACGAAGGTCAAGGATGAGCTTAAGGGCCTTCCTGATAAGGAGCCGTTGAAGGTTCGGGCTGACACCGATCAGATGGAGAAGGACATTGAGAAGGGGTTGAAGAAGGCATCTAAGGATGCTGTTATTACCCCGACTGTTGGTGGTAATAAAGCCCGGTTTGTTCGGCGCATGCAGAGTCAGTTGAATAAACTGATGAACGATATTGAGGTTAGTCTCAATTTTAAGGGTCCAGATAATCAGGCTCTGCGGGAGTATTGGGATAAGCAGGAGAAGTATTTCCAGAAGCTGCTCCTTAAGATCACCCCGGAGATGGATATCCGCAGCTTTTCTGCGGACGCCGCCTGGATAAATGCGACTCTGAATAAAATGAAGATGGAGTCGCGGGATATCCGTTTCACACCCATGCTGGCTAGGGATTTAGCTAGGTCGAATGGGGAGCTTGAGGATGGGCTGAATAAGATTCAGCAGCAGTCTGAGGAGCTTCGGCGGTTGGCGTGGGCGGCGCACGACGCTTCGGTGGCGACCGATAAGGTGTTTGAGAATACCAGCAAGAAGGATCAGCGTCAGGCGTTGCGTGAGATTATTTACGGGTACCGCGATATGGCTGCCGCTATCGAAAACGTGAACCGCCGGGAGGCGGGCACCCACATCCTGAAGGGGTTGGAGCAGGAAGTCACCCGTATCACTGAGGTGTTTGATCAGCAGCGTATGCGTGGCGGTATCCTGGGCTTTATCCTGGGTGGGATGGGGGCTGTCGCGGGCGCTAAAGAAGCCCTGGCTACTGTGGGTGCGGGCGTGAAGGGTATCGGTACCGCCGCTAAAAATGCGGCTGACTCGCTGAAAGGGCTGTCCCCGCAGGGGCTGGGTTTGAATGTCAGCACCGCCGGGTTCCTGGTTATTGCGGGGGCGATCACGGCGATTGCGGCCCCGTTGGCTGGTTTGCTGACCACCGCCATGCTCACCCTCCCGGGTGTGCTTGCCACGGTGATGGCCCCTATCGCGGCTGTGGTGTTGGGGTTCGGCGGCATTAAGAAAGCCGCCGAGGAAGCTGGGCTGTTCGGGGATAAGAACGGCGAGAAGAAGGGCGGCGGCTCGCTTGGCGAGAAGCTGAAAGAGTTGCAAACGGAAACCGAGAAGATTTTTTCGGAGAATCTGAAGGAACCGTTCGCTAGGATCGGGAATGTTGCCGGCGATTACGTTAAGCCGCTGACGGATGTCGCTAAGGGTGTCGCGGATGTAATGGCGGATGTCATCAACACCGTTACCAGCCCCGAGATGACGACGAAAATTTCAGCGACTTTCAGCTCTATCGGCAAGGAGTTGAGTAACAGCTTCGGGCCGGGTATAGCGGATTTCACCGAAGCGTTGATCAACCTGGCGCACCAGTTCACCACGGGCGGTGCCCTTGAGGGTGTCGGTAAATGGTTCCGTGAAACCATGGCCGACTTCAAGGAGTGGACCTCTAAAAAGGATTTCACTGAGCAGTTCAAGCAGCTTGGTGACACTCTGAGGATTGTGCTTGAACTGATCGGTGATATCGCCGGCAAGGGTTTGGATTTTGTTGGCGACCCGTCGAAGATGGCATCGTTTAAGGATTCCCTTCAGGGGCTTGCCGATATCCTGAAAGACATTGTTGGTCTTTCTAAGGAAATGAAGCCGGTGTGGGACCTGTTCGCTGCGGGCACCAAACTGGTCACTGATCCTTTGAATAAGTTCAAGGATGTTATCAATAATCCTGGTTCGTTGGATAAGTGGAATGAGCTTGGCAAGAGTCTCACTAATCCGGGCGGTGCTGCGGCCAAGGATCTGGTTGAACGGTATTTCGGGAACCCTGAGGAGCGTAAAGCTGCTGCGGCTTCTGCGGGTCAGGATGCTGCCGCCGCCTACCAGGCGGCTGTGGGTGCTGCGTTGGCGCAGAATCAGGAGATGTTCTCCGAGCAGCCGTGGGCGTTGGGGGCGACCGGCCTAAATGATCAGATCACTAACCAGATCACCACGCAAGCCCAGACTGCGATTGACGGTGCCCGTCAGGCTTTGGTGCCGTTGCAGGAAGGGTTGCAAACCGACATTAACAATGCATTGATGCCGTTGGGTGAGATCGCTGGGAAGGTGTCTGAGGCGTTCGGTGAGGTGCCAGCCCTGGTGGAAGGTTCGTTGGGTCAGATCCCGGGTATCGTCCAGGCGTCGATGGGTACGCTGGCTACCGAAGCGCAGACGGCTATGCAGGGGTTGTCGGATGCGGTGATTGAGCATTGCGCTATCGCCGTGAACACGGCGACCAGTGAGGCCCCGAAGGTGGCTGAGCCGTTCAAGGCGTTGGCCGGTCAGATGTCTGCGGTTGGTGCCGACATGATGGCGGGCCTTGGGCAGGGTATCAGCAGCAATGTGGGTATCGCTAAGGCTGCCGCCGAGCGGGCGGCAGCCGAGGTGTTGGAAGCCGCTAAAGCGGCTGTGCGCTCCAAGTCGCCGTCGAAAGACTTCATGGAACTGGGCGGGGACCTGAACAAGGGCCTGGCTATCGGCATTGATGACAGCGCGAAAGGCCCGATCAGTGCGATCCGGCAGATCATGTTGGCGATCAAGGATGTGTTCGGGTCAGCCGAAGGGCTGAACCTGAACTTCTACTTCGGGCAGATGGCGGAGTCGATGAACGGTGTGGCTGCCGCCGGCCAGAACATGTCGAAGTCGCTGGGTTCCGGTGTCGGTTCCCGCAGCGGCTCATCCGGTGGTGGCGGTAAACTGTCCATGGAAGCACGCCAGCAGATTGATGTGCTGTCCTTGGAGCAGGATAAACTGGATGTGATTAAGGCGCAGTTGAAGTTGGAGAAGAACTCCACTGATTCCAGGCTGGGTAAAGCGTCTATCCAACAGAAGATGGATGAGATTGATCTTCGGAAGAAGAACATTGATCTTCAGAAGGAAGAAATAGAATACCAGTCGAAGTATTTCGGTGGTGGTACACCGGATATTGATTGGAAGCAGAAGGGTTTGGATCTGGGGAAGATTCCGTTCGATTTCGCTTCCGCTACTGGTAACCAGTTCCTGTCGGACCTTGGGGTGGGCGGCGGTGCTATCACCGCCGCTATGCAGCAGGGGTTGGAGATGGGTTCTAAGTTCATCTTCAATGTGGCGAACCTGGATGACGCCATGTACCTGATGCAGAATCAGCAGAACAAGGATTCGCTTAACCTGGCGGGAAGGTAAACTGTGAGAACCAAAGTTGAACTGGTGGGGGTGGATGGTGATGTGTTCACCCTGGCCGGCGAGAATGAAGGTGATCGTGGGGTGTGGCTGGCTACCGGGATAACCGGGCTGTTCGATGCGCCTGTGAAAACGGTGTATGAGGAGCCTGGGAATTATCCTGGTGCCCGCTACCTCGCCCACCGGGTGTTGCGCCGCGACGTGGTGTTCAAGGTGTATATCCTGAACGATGAGGGTATAGACGATGAGTGGTTGACGCGGGATTCGCAGTGGCGTCGGGCGTGGGCGTATGACCGGGACTCGCTGCTGGTGGTGACCACGAAGGAGTCGGGGCGCAGGTATCTGAAGCTGCGGCTGTCCGAGCAGATGGACATCAGCATGGAGGTTGACCCGAAGTCGAAAACCATGCATGAGGCTGGGGTGGTGGCTGTCGCCCAGGACCCGTTCTGGTATGAGGACGATGTGGTGTTCTCTGCGGTCACCAGGAAGGACACCACGTTCGACCCTAACGCCTTGCGTCTGCCGTGGCCGTGGCCGAAGGAGGAGCTTCCTACGGAGGATCTGGAGATCCGGGTGGGTACCGCCGAGG